AGAACGTGCTGGCGATGCTTTTGCTGGAGCTAGAGATTTTATGTCTCAAGCACCACAACAGCGTTATGGAACTAGTGCGTTACAACAAGCTATGATGCAACAGCGCAGTGGAAATATGACTCCTCAAGCAGAAGCTATGATGAACTATTATCAAAATCAAGATCCTGCTGAAATGAACAAACAGGCTCAAATGATGGAACAAGGTTTAAAAGGAGCTGATCCTAGAGTTCAAGGCGAAGCAAGTGCTGAAAATGTAACTCAGCTAGACTTAGATAGACTTATGAAAGGATCTGACAGTTTAAATGAAGAGGGCATTAAACAACTCCAAGGTTTATTAAATGAAAAAGGCTTTACAGATATGTATGGCAATAAATTAGCAGTTGATGGTGGAATGGGAAGATTAACTCGCTCTGCTATGGAAAAATATGGACAATCTGTTGCAGGGGGAGAAGAGCCTGCTACTCCATTAGCTAATACTTATGATAATCAATTTATTAGAAACCCAGAGCTTGATGAAGTAAACAACATCGAGGAACTTGGAGAGCGCCCTACAAAAAGAGCCAGTATTGAATCATATGATGGAACTATGGATAGAGGCAGTTTTTATAGTCCAAAATATTAAGAATTGAGAGAAGCGTGATTGCTGGGAAGACCAAATCACATAAAAAGGAAACACATGGAACAAGAACAAATTTTAGAAGTACGTAATGCTGACCAACCTCCAGTTGAAAGTGCAAGTGTCACAACGCAAAATGTTGAGCCACCTAAGACTATCAATTTGGAGAGCTTGGATCCAATTACAGAACCTAGTGAAAAGGTTGAAGCACCTAAAGAAGACCAAAATCGTTACGAGTACTGGCAGTCACAGGCAGATAAAGCCAAGGGTGAGCTAAGTGCGTTAAGAGAAGAAGTTGAATATTACAGGAGTAATCCTGCTCCTCAACAAGCGCAACAACCTCAACCCTCCAATGGACAACCTCAAGGATACCCTGACAACCAAGGATTTCAAGAGCCTTTATTGAAGGAGCCAATCAGACCTGATAGACCAGTGAATTACAACGAGCTAGATGCTTATAATGACGCTGAGTCAGAGTCATTTAAGTATAGACTTGCTAATGAGAGATACAGAGATGAAAGAGTCGAGTATCTTGAAAATAAAGATCTACTAAGAGAAGAGCAAATGCAGGCAGAGTATCAAAGAAACATGCAAGTGCAACGTGAGAGTATGATGCAACAACAAGCTCAAAGCCACGCAGTCAACAACTATGGTTGGGACAATAACAAGGCTAATGAGTTTGTTCAATGGGCATCTAACCCTACAAATCTTACAGTAGATAACTTAGCTAAGTTGTTTGAACTGAGACAAAACCCCAACCCTGTAGTGCAACAAAGAACACAGCAAATGCAGAATCAAGCACAAGTTTTAAACGTGCCTAAACCTGCAACAGTTGTAAATGGCAAGACTGAACAGCCACGCAATGATCAGCAAGTGTTTAGCGATTTACTACTAGGAAGGAATTAACACATAACATGATTGGAGTCACAAATGGCAACCGAGAAAAAACTTGGTGCATCAGGTGTAATCTATACAGATAGACGAAATTTCTATATAGACCCACAGGTCACCAAAGAGCTATGGACAGACGTAGCACCATTTACTACTCTTATTTCTAACCAAGAAAGTCGTGATGTGCCAGACCCTACGTTTAAAATGTTTGAGCATCGCAACCCTTGGGTGAAACAAAAAGTAGTAATTAACAAATCAGCAGGTTATACTGTTCCTAATAACGACACAGGAATTGGTGCAGTAATTGTAGATGGGATAGAAGGACTTCCTGCTACACCTGATTCATCAATGATTGGCTTAGTATTTGAATTTTGGAATTCAGCAGAAGATACTAAGAAAGGCAACGCTGTTGTATCAGCAGTGGCTAGTAACGGAAATTTAACGTTAAAAGCTATGAAGAATGGAGCAACAGTAGTATTAGCTGACAATGACATAGGATACGTAATTGGTTCAGCACATGGTGAAGGTACAGAAGCACCTGACGCATGGTCTGATGAACTAAGCCTAGTCTGGAATTCTACACAGATCTTTAAAACATCTTTGCAGATTACTGGAACTTTAGAAGCGGCCGTTTTGAGAGGCGAAGCTAGTGAACTAGCACGTCTACGTAGACAAAAAGCTCAAGAACACAAAATGCAAAAAGAAAAAGCTTTCTTATTTGGTACACGTATTGGTGGTACTAATTTAAGTGGCTCAGGTGATTCTTTTGCAGATGGTGGACGTTTAGACGCCAATGGTAACTTAATTCGTTCTACTTATGGAATTATTCCAACAATAGACGATTATGGTTACTCATCTGGTGACAACCAAAACGTATTCAGCATCGCAAGTGGTTCTTATACTTACGCTAACTTTGTGGACGATATGGAAAAAGTTTTCCAGTATGTTCCTGAAACTGGTGTAAAAAGAGCATTTGTTGGAGCAGGAGCTTTAGGCTACTGGTCTAAAATGGAATCCACTGCTAATAACATGGCAGGTAAGTCTGGATGGACAATTAACCTTAGCGATATGAAGAGAGACACTCTAGGTTTTAATTATAGAACCTTAGAAACACCTCATGGCGTATTGCAGTTAATTCCAACTCCAGCTCTACGTGGGCCTTACAACAAGCATATGTTAGTCGTATCTGACGAGAATCTATTTCACGCTCAGTACAGACCAATGGTTTATCAAACCAACATTAAGCAAGATAATGCTTTTGATGGTGTGAAAGATCAGTATATGTCTGATGAAGGTGTTGGCGTTCAGTTAATTGAAAGTCACTGTCTATTTAAGATCTCTTAAATAACACCAAACTAATTGGGGGAGTTTCGGCTCCCCTAATTATAAAAAGGAGAATAATATGGGATTACAAACATATACAACAAGCGAAGCTTTAAATAAAATGATTGACACTGGACAAACTGTTCTAGAGTTTGTTTCAGCATCAACAAATGTGTCAACAGATGACGCAACTATTAAAGCAAGCGCAGGAGAAGTTTTTCAAATTGAAGTTGCTATGATAGGTGTAACAGCAGGTGATAAAGTAGAAATAAAAGATGATACTACATTGAAGGCCTCTTTTGTTGCCTCAGGTACTCATCACAACTTTAGCTTAGGAAACAATATTAAAATTGCATTTAGTAGCAATATTACACTAGATGTAACAAAATCATCTGGAGACGTAACAGTTACAACTGTTTATAAATAGTGGCAAGTTTAAAAGTACAAGTTGAAGAATTAGTAGGAACAGTATCAGACGATACAGCATTAGCTGAATATATGGTAGCTACTGCTAGGGAAGTTTTAAATGTTATTCCTAAAGAATATCTAGCTCTTTACGCATCATCTCACGCTATTACTTCTAGTAGTGATGTTGATCTAGGAGATAAGATGCCTTTAGAAGTAACCCTAGCTGGTAGACTAGCAAAACAAATATCAGTGGGTGAATCTACAGATGCTCAAGATACAGGCTCCTTAAAATACGCAACTTTAAGAGATCCTGTATGGTGGGTAAAAGGTGGATCATTAACTTTATTTCCATCAGCAGGAGTAGGAGCCTCAGCAGGAAGTATAGAGTATGTGCCTATCCCATTGGCTGTCACAGTCACTGAAGCAAAGCTTGGGAGTTTTCCAACTACAGCTCAATACGCTGTTATTCTTGGCACTGCTGTCAAATTCCTTACTAAAAAAATGAATGATTTTATTCACATTGAAGAAGATGTAGAGTTAGCTCAAACAACAAAAGGTCAAATAGACACTTTAAATGCGCTTTATCAATCAGATCTTCAAAGGTTAAGTCAATTAAAATGACACAGCAACAATTAATAGAATTAGTAAAACAACATCATCCAGATATGCCTGAAGCTGAAATCAGAGTTAGGTTAAATAACGCAATGAAAGATTTCACAGTTAAAACTAAAATAATCAAAGGTGCTTTTCAGTTTAACACTGTAGAAGATCAAAGATATTATGGATTAAACGATAAGATTATCGAAGTCAATAGTGTTGATTATGATGGAAAGACTATTGAAAGATTAGTAGGCAGACCTGAAACTAGGGACATTACATAATGAAAGTTTATTGGATTGAACGAGACGCAGTAGCTATTGCAGATACTTCAGATTATGTGAACTTTAAGAGTCCAACTGACGTTAAACAAGTGACCTTATTTGTTACAACAGAAGATGAAAAATTTGTATCAAATAATACCCATTCTACTTTTATTGGGTTAACGGAGTCTTCTTCATTTCCAGAAGAATTCCACGAAGCACTTGCATTAAAAGTAATTCAGCAAGGATACGAACAAAAACCAGAGTTAATTCAAATGGCAACGTATTTTGAAAATCAATATAATTTAAAAGTAGCTGAAGCAAAGCGTGTAGCTAATAAAGGATTAGATGGATCTACTTATAGTATTAAAGGATACGATTATTAATGGCTCAAGTTTCAGCACCTACAATTTTAGATGATACAGAAGGGTTATATAATTTTTCTTGGAGCAGTATTACTACTCAATGGCAAGAACAAGGAAAGCTTGAAGTAATAGGGTTAGTCAAACTAGCACCTATAACGCTCGTAAAGATAGCAAAACGACCAGAACCTACGTTTACTAAGGTAACTATTGCTCCAGCAATGTAAGGGGGGATTATGGCAAGTTTATTAAATAAAACAGTTGGCGTTACATACAAAGATTTATTGACTGTATTAGGAGATACGGATGGTCAAGGTCTTGAGAATTCACACAAAAGAGTATTTGATGGAGAAGGTACAGGAAGTCCTTTATATCTAGGAACAGAGTCTATAGATATACAAGGCAACACTTCAATTACAGGAAATTTAGCTATTACAGGAAACCTTAGTTATTCTGGTACAATAACTGGAGCTGGATTTAGTGGGGGAGCTTTATCAGGCACAATAGTAGAAGCAGATAGCTATAGATTTGCAAATAGTGGCTCGCAAGTTATTGCTTTTACATATAATGGCACTAAGAGTGCTATAGTAGTAGAACAAAATTTAAGAACCAAAGGTTCTATGACTTTTACATCAGCAGGACATGATGACTTAATTATAAGCGCATCTTCAGGTACGTTTGAAAAAGGTGATGGTTCTAAAGGAAAAGTTTCCTTGGGAGATACTGAAGTAACTCTCAGAAAAGGTTCAACAGACTTATTCACTGCCAAAGAAGATGGCACAGTAAGATTGCAATCAGTTTCATCTGCACCAAGCGATTCCCAGCAAGGGGATTTGGTAAATATAGATGGAACATTACACATTAATGTATAAGGGAGATTAAATAATATGGCTTTACAACAAATTGTTGTGCTGGATAGTAATGACTTAGTACCTCACAGTATTACTGGCTCAGCACCAACATTAACAACATCAAGAAATATAGCTTTTAGTGGTGGCGATGTCACTGGTACAGGTGCGTTTAATGGTAGTGCAGACACTGCTATAAATTTAAGCATTACAGCAGGCTCAGTTAAAACAAGCCACATTGGGGATATACAAGTCACTACTGGTAAAATTGTTGATGATGCTGTTACAGGCGCAAAACTAGCATCTGCATCAGTAGTACCTGTTTCACTTAGTGGTCTTGCAGACAATGGTACAGCAGGACAAATTGTAATAACAGATGGCGATGGAACATGGTCTTATAGAACAGACAACATGTATGATATTACTGCTATGACAAATAAGGATGCTGATTTAGCAACAGCAGATGAAATACCTTACTACGACTCTGCAAACTCAGTTCATAGAACTATGACTTTGACAGACTTAGCTACTTATCAAGCATCAGGTACAAATAGTGGAATAGCCAATTCAGGTGGTTTGTTAAAGCTTGACGTTTCAGGACTAGCTGAGGTTGATAATTTAAATAAATCAGACAGCTTTATGATAATTGACGCAAGTGATAGTAATGCTACAAAGAAAAAGAGCTTAGGTAATCTTGCTGATATGTTTGCAGGGACTGGTCTTACTGCTACAAACGCTGTAATTGATATAGACACAACTCAAAATATTGCTAGTATTACAGGTCAGAGCAATTTAGCAGTTAACTCTAACACAGCAATTACTGGTAATTTATCTCTTACTGGAGATTTAACAGTAAGTGGTAAAACAATTACTACTGCTACTGAAACATTAGAAATTGCTGACAATCTAATTCATCTTAATTCAGATTTAGGTGCAAATACTGGTGTTGATACAGGTATTGTAGCTGAAAGAGGAACTACTGGAGATAACGCTTGTTTGTTTTGGGATCATTCAAAGTCTGCATGGGCAACAGGTACAAAAGATACAGTTGCATTTCCTGAGACTTCAGTTCCATTGATGCTTGCAAAAACTAAAGCAGGTGTGCCAACAGATTCAGATGCGAATGTTGGAGACATGATTTACGACACTTCAAATAACAACATGTATATCAGGACATCTTAATTGTCTCGATTTGCAAAACAAAAACAAGAAGTTATGTCTAAACAAGAGCCTGAAATCAAGCTCAATGTTAAGGACACTGACTTCTTATTAAAGGTATTAGGTCGCTCTACTTTCGATGGTTCGGAGGTAGAGCAGGCTTATATCGTAATTCAGAAAATAGGTCAATTACATAGGAGTAATCTCGATGGCTAAAAAAGAAGAAACCCCATCTAATGACACGTTAACAAAAGAGGATTTAAAAATTATTCTATCTATTATCGTACAGTCAAATATTAGAGCTTCAGACGCAAAAATAATATCTTCTATTATTGAGAAGATTGAAACTATGACTAAATAATGGCAGTTAAACGATTAGTATTTAGCGATGAATTAACTTCTGTTGGAAGTGGAACGTACCTTCCTCTAAGTGGAGGTACGCTTACTGGTGGTTTAGAGGTAAACAAAAGCTCTGACCCTTATCTTCGTGCAACAGATGGTACTAAGATTATGTATGCAGGTTATGTCACTTCTTCGGGTGGTATGCTAGGTACAAGTACTAATCATCCTTTAGAAATTAGAACTAACAATACTGCAAGATTAACTTTTTCTAATAGTGGTACAGCTACATTTAGTAAAGATGTCTCTTTGTCTTCAGCAACTGATGGAAGACCTATCTTTACATTACAACA